ATTGGGCCAACCGTGGTCTTAACCAGTGGACTATAAAACAAAGATCTCTTGCGTTAGTGACGGGAACGGGAAACTATGAAATTCTCCCTGATGTCATTGATATTCTGTCGGTGATTGTCCGAAGAGGTAATACGGATTACTCCCTAAGTCGGTTAAGCAGAGATGGGTTTCTAACTTTACCGAATAAAACTACTCAAGGTCGTGTAAATCAATTTTTCTTAGATAGACAAATCACACCTAATTTAAAGCTTTGGCCTGTCCCTGAAAATAATACGGATGTTGTCTATTACGACGCCTTAACGCGTATGGACGATGCTGATATTTACACAAATACCATGGAAGTTCCTTTCCGGTTTTACCCCTGTTTAGCCGCGGGGTTAGCTTATTATTTAGCTTTGAAAAAAGCCCCAAATCGTGTGCAAATGCTAAAGGCAGTGTACGAGGAGGAGTTTGATAGAGCCGCAGTAGAGGACAGAGACCGTTCTTCCTTTAATGTTGCCCCTAAATTTGACTATTACAGGGTAGGCTAATGGGTAAGTTTGCTTCAGGTAGGGAAGCGTTAGCAATATCGGACAGATCCGGTTTTCGATACCCCTATCGCTTAATGAAGAAAGAATGGAACGGACTTTTAGTAGGTCCTGACGAATGGGACCCTAAACAGCCACAGCTTGGTCCGTTCCGTAAAGTTGTAGACCCTGAAGCCTTGCAAGACGCTAGACCTGAGACAGGGCTAGAAGAGCAACGGAACATCCAATACGGGTTTGACCCGGTTGGCTTTATGGGTGATGAGTCATTAACGCCTAATCCATTAAGAGCAACGGGCTCTGTCGGAACAGTAACGGTGACTGTATGAGTTTTACTTACGCTTCGTTACAGCAGGCCATTCAGGACTACACAGAAAACAGTGAAACCTCTTTTGTAAATAATTTACCTGTTTTTATTCGACAAGCCGAAGAGAGAATCCTTAAAAACGTTCAATTGAGCTTGTTTCGGAAGAATGTAAGCGGTGTTATGGCTAATGGAAACAGGTTTTTAGCTGCCCCAACCGACTTTTTAGCTCCTTTTTCTTTGGCCTTTATAGATTCTAGCAGTAATCAAACATTTTTAGAGTTTAAAGACCCTGATTTTGTTCAGACCTTTAACCCAAAGGTAGCAACTGTAGGTGATCCAAGGTTTTATGCGGTTTATGACATAAATAACTTTATACTGGGCCCTACACCTGACGGCAATTACAACATAGAGCTTCATTATTTTTATCGACCGGAAAGCCTTACTGCGGGGGCGGCTACGGGTACTACGTGGCTTAGTATAAATGCCGAGATTGCTTTATTGTACGGATGTCTTATGGAGGCGTACATTTACATGAAGGGCGACCCTGATCTTATGGCAACCTACGAAAAACGGTTTGCTGAAGCTATTTCTGGAATGAAAATGCTTGGCGAGTCTAAAGAGGTTACAGACGAGTACCGTACTGGACCCGTTATACGGCCTAAACAATGAGTCGATTAACCGACGCAGGCCAAGAAGAGCTTGCTAACTATATAAGGAGGCTGTAGTCATGGCTTTTACCGGAAACTACATGTGTACCAGCTTTAAAAAAGAATTATTGTACGGTGCCCATGACTTTGACGCTTCTAGCGGAGATACTTTTAAAATTGCGCTTTACACTAATTCCGCTACTCTTACCGCTGCTACAACTGCCTACACTACGTCAGGAGAGGCCTCGGGAACTAATTACACATCGGGTGGTAATACCCTTACTCGCATAGATCCAACTTCTGCGGGAACTACAGGATTTACCGAGTTTGTTGACACCGCGTGGTCTAGTGCTAGTTTTACGGCAAGAGGCGCTTTAATCTACAACTCAACACCTAATACAACTTCCATATCTTTGACAAACCCAGCAATTATTGTTTTAGATTTTGGTAGCGACAAGGTGGTTTCATCAGGTAGTTTTACGGTGGTGTTTCCTACCTTCGATGCTACCAATGCGATTATTAGGATAGCCTAATGGCTGACGTAACTCTTACAGCAACAGGCGTAAGCGCTACAGGGTCTCCGGGACAGGCGCTGGTTTACAGCGCTATTGTTCCAAGCCAACAACCTAATTATACTGAAATTACGCCTTAGTTAGTCCAAAAAGTGGACAAACGTGCAGCTTGAGGAATTAAAAGATGCCCAGCACCTATACAGACAACCTCGGGATAGAAAAACCGGCTAACGGGGAGCAAGCCGGTACATGGGGTGATACGGTAAATGAAAACTCAGACATTTTAGACGAGGCCGTTAACGGCGCAATATCTATTACGTTGGGCGCAACAGGCTCAACAGGGTCCCCTAATGCCCTAGCTATTACTGATGGTACATCGTCAACGGGTCGTAACAAGTGGATTGAGTTTGTTGACGGTGGCGATCTTGGGGCTACCGCGTATGTTCAGCTAACCCCTAATAATGCTGAAAAAATATGTTTTATCCGGAATAGTCTTTCTGGCTCTCGTTCCGTCATTATGTTCCAAGGCACTTACAACGCTTCTAGAGACATTGAAATTGTTGCTGGAACAGATGTGGTAGTTAAGTTTGATGGCGGGGGGACCACGGCAACGGTAGTTAATGTCTACAACCGCCTTCAGGTAGCGTCCTTACGCGCCTCCGGTGATCTGGATGTAGACGGCACCACTAATTTAGATGTGGTCGATATTGACGGCGCTACTCAAATAGACGCCGCCGTTACCGTAGGGGTAAACGGAACAGGGTATGACGTTAAGTTTTTTGGAGATACTGCGGGCAGCCACCTGCTTTGGGATCAATCCGCCGATGAGTTAATACTGGCGGGAACTTCGTCGGTTACGGTAGGTGGAGACTTAGATGTAGACGGAACCATAGAGTTTGACAATTTGTCGGGAACTGGTTCTGTCGCTGTTACAGACATAAAAGATGAAGACAACATGGCGTCTGACAGCGCCACTGCAATATCTACCCAGCAAAGCATTAAGGCTTACGTTGATTCAAAAGTAGCTACAGCAGATACGTTAGCCGAGGTATTAGCTAACGGAAACACCACAAGTGGAACGGATATAGTAGCCAGCACCGACGATAAAGTGCAGTTTCGAGACTCGGCTATTTACATAAACTCCAGCGTCGATGGGCAGTTAGATATTGCTGCTGACGGTGAAGTTCAGATAACCACAGCGTTATTAGACCTTAATGCCGCTTCTCAAATAGACGGTGCAGTTACTGTAGGAGTAAACGGGACAGGGTACGACGTTAAGTTTTTTGGCGATACTGCTGGAAACTATATGCTTTGGGATCAATCTGCGGATGATCTGATATTAGCCGGTTCTTCTTCTCTTATTGTAGGAGGGGACTTAGATGTAGACGGTACAATAGATTTTGATGCTCTGTCCGGTACAGGATCGGTAACGGTTACCGACATACTTGATGAAGACAATATGGCATCTAACAGTGCCACTGCTTTATCTACGCAGCAAGCTATTAAAGCCTATGTGGATTCCGGCGGTGTTAGTAACTCGCTAAACAGCACCTTGACCGCAGGTAATACAACTGGCGGAAGAGACATAATAGCTAGTACTACAGATAAGGTGCAGTTTAGAGATAGTGCTATCTACATTAACTCTAGCACTGACGGTCAGCTAGATATCATTGCTGATACAGAAGTGCAGATAGCAGCTACTACAATAGATGTAACCGGAAGTTTAAATGTTGATGGTAGTACCTTCAAAGTCAACGCCACCAACAACCGTGTAGGTATTCTAAACAGTAGTCCAGACGTAACTTTGGATATTGGCACGGCTACCGATGCGGTGCATATGCCTAGTGGATCAACCGGACAAAGGCCGGGGTCACCCGCAGCAGGGTATTTCCGCTACAACACTACTACTGCGGGGTTTGAAGGGTATACCGATGCGTGGGGTGAGATTGGTGGGGGTGGCGCTAACCTTACTACAAACAACTTTACAGGTAATGGCTCAACAACTGGCTTCACTCTGGGTATTAACCCTTCTGTAGAGCAGAACACGTTTGTCTACATAGACGGTGTTTACCAGCAAAAGAATACTTACAGCACATCAGGTACAACTTTAACCTTCAGTACAGCGCCTCCTAACGGGACGTCAGTTGAAGTTATGTCGATGACGGCTACCAATAGCATCGTCGGTACAGTATCTGACAACGCGATAACCACTGCCAAGATAGCTGACGGCAACGTCACACTGGCTAAGATGGCGGCAAACAGCGTTGACTCGGATCAATATGTTGACGGAAGTATTGATACTGTTCACATAGCAGATAGTCAGATTACTGTTGCTAAAATGGCGGCAAACAGCGTAGATAGCGACCAATACGTTGACGGAAGCATCGACACCGTTCACATAGCAGATGATCAAGTAACTGGGGCTAAACTCGCAAACAACATAGATATTGCAGGAACGCTTGATGTAACAGGGCTGCTTACCGCCGATGCAAGTGTCTCGGTAACAGGTAATGTAGACATCTTGGCCCAAGGTGATCTCAGACTCCAAGATTCAGCGGGTGGTCAGTATGTGGCTATGCAAGCACCTGCCACTATTGCTACTTCTTATACATTGACGCTTCCCGCAGACGATGGCGATGCTGATCAAGTTTTAGCTACAAACGGTTCAGGGGTCTTAGATTGGGTCACTAGCGGAGGCTTATACGATGCGTGGTCAATAATAACGTCAGCCACTAATTTGGCCTCCGGGGGTCAATATATTTCTAATAGCTCTAGCGCGTTAACGCACACGCTTCCTTCTGGTTCCGCTGGCTCAACAATCGTTATTAAAAACAACGGGTCAGGTCTAGTGACTATAGCTAGAACAAGTTCGCAGAAAATTAACGGTGTTGCGGCTGACGCTACGATGCCACAAGGCAACGCTGTCCAGCTAGTTTACGTCGATGGCACAACCGGATGGTTGGTACTTTAGGAGAATAATATGGCAGTTATTGGTAGCCCACCGGGAGCATTTCCGCAACTCACAATCACCCAAAGTCAGACGTGGGTTCCCCCACAAGATGGGACGGTTTGTATTCACGTTGTAGGTGCTGGAGGCGGTGGTAGATCAGTATCTAACGCGATCCATAGCGCAGGCGCTGGCGCATACGGAAAAATACCGACACTAGCGGTAACTACTGCTGGATCATTTGCATTAGTAGTTGGTAATGGGGGTGCGGGCGGCATCAACGGCGGTAACGGTGGTAATGGAGGTAGTTCAACAATTGCAGGTACAGGTTTGACAGGAACAAAAACTTGTGGCGGCGGTGGTGGTGGCATTAACGCCAGTCACGGTTCTGGTGGATCAGTTTCAGGGTCTGGAGAAAGCTGGGCAGGGAATTCGGGCGGTGCTGGTTCAGGTAATGGTGGAGGGGCTGTAGGAATATATGCCACGGGGGCTGTAGGAGGACATGGTACAGGTGGTGGGATGACTGACGCTCAATCTGGAGGATTGGCAATGTCCGGTTACGGAATAATTTGCGGGGGTTCTCAAC